AGCAAGAATCAACAGCGTGCAGAAACCACACGAGAGCCTGACCGTGTCGGAATGGGCCGACACGAAGCGACGACTATCTTCCGAAAGCTCGGCAGAACCGGGTCCGTGGAAAACGTCACGCACACCATACCTAAAAGACGTAATGGACTCAGTTTCCGACCCGAAAACCCGAAGGGTTGTACTTGTAGCATCATCACAAATTGGCAAATCAGAATGCTTGAACAACACCATCGGATACATAATTGACGAGGATCCGGGTAGCATACTATTCATACACCCAACGACGATTGATGCAAAGGACTATTCTAAATTGCGCATTGCGACGATGTTTAGGGATTGCCCGTCGCTACGTGCGAAAGTGGCTCCGGTAAAGAGTCGGGACAGCGCAAACACTATATTGCAAAAATCATATCCGGGCGGAATGCTGACGATGTGCGGATCGACAGAAGCGCACGCGCTGGCATCAAAACCTATAAAATACGTTATCGGCGACGAGCGCGACAGATGGGCGGTGTCCGCAGGCAAAGAGGGCGACCCTTGGAAGTTGGCTATGGCTCGGCAGATTACATTTTACAACAGCAAAGCAATCGAAGTGTCCACGCCTACAATAAAAAACGCAAGCGCAATCGAGACATCATATTACGAGGGTACGATGGAGCGGTGGAAAGTAGCCTGCCCCCATTGCGGGGCATATAACGATATAAAGTTTGCCGACGTACGATTTAATCACGAAAAGACAATTATCCGCGGCAAAAATAATTACACGGTGTCAAACATCCTGTACGGATGCCCATCATGCGGAGCGGCATCGACAGAGTCGGAAATAAAGAAAAGCCACGCGAAGTGGGTTGCGGAAAATCCTGACGCATACCTACGCGGCATCCGTTCCTTTTGGCTCAATTCGTTTGTTTCGCCATGGGCGTCGTGGGAATCGACGATACTGGAATATTTATATGCCATTGGAAATACGGCGCACCTTCAAGTTGTATACAATACGCGACTGGGGGAACTGTGGGAAAATCGCGGAGACCTTGAAGATGAAGAAAGCGTCATGGGTCGCCGGGAAGAATATGAAGCAGAGCTGCCGAACGGAGTCCTCGTGTTGACAACGGGAGTTGACACGCAAGACGACCGTATGGAGTACGAGATAGTTGGACACGGTCGACTTGGGGAAACGTGGGGCGTTGAAAAGGGCGTTGTTTTAGGACGACCCGACGATGATAATGTGTGGGAAAAGCTCGACGAACTGGTGTTTGACCGCATATTCCGCTTTGACAGTGGTCTCGGATTGCCGGTGTCGCTTTCATTTATTGACGAAGGCGGACACTTCACGCAAGATGTACGGCGGCAATGTTGGAAGCGGTTACACAAAAAAGTATTTGCGATAGCGGGAAGCAACAAGGCGGATGCGCAGTATACAGCTCCGCCTCGCAAGCAAAAGATAGTAGCACTGCAAAATAACGGCAACAAAGCTGTTGTGGGGTTGTGTTGGCGATATGACATTGGAGTGGACGCCGGAAAACAAATCATCATGGACAACTTAAAGGTGCAGACGCCCGGACCAAGATATTGCCACTTTCCGCGCCGCGACGATTACGGCCCCAACTACTTCAAAGGACTGCTCTCCGAGCATCTCGTATACAAGAAAGAACGAAAAAAGCCGTGGGTGTGGGAAAAAATACCCGGCCACGAGCGGAACGAAGCTCTTGACTGTCGAAATTATGCATTGGCGGCATTTAAGGCTCTTCCAAAAGATTTAGACGCAATCGAAAGAAAAATTCTCGGAACAAAAGCATCAGTGGGTTCGGTTGGCGATGTTGCTTCCGCGCCTCAAAAACAACACAAAAAGAGGGGAACTATAAAAAACAAAGCAATCGATAAGTATTACAATGACTGGTGATACATCGCATTTTCGCGTTTAAGGAATTACGAAATAGGTAAGACTGTTGCGTAATTGGTAATTTTTATGACAAAGGACGGTGTGTGGCATGGCGAACAAAACCGTATTAAAGGCTCGGATAGCGTTTTGGAAAGAAGCACTTGAAAAGTTAACAAAAGCTTATATCGCGCTCATTGACGGGGGAGTGAAATCATACCACATCAACGACCGCACATTAACGCGGCTCGATGCCCCTGCATTACTTGAGGATATAAAAGAAGTGGAGCAAAGGGTTGACGAATTGACCGCATTGCTCGAAGGTCGCTCGGCGCGCAAAGCGTTCGGGGTTGTGCCTCGAGACTGGTAACTAAGGTGGAAGCTTCCTCACTCCGGAAGCTTTACCGGAGCGTCCGGCGGAGTTAGGCTCCTTTCACCGCCGGGCTGCTCAAATAATCTGGAGGTGATGGTGTGGGGTACAAAATACACAAAATTCAAGCGAAAGGCTACGGCGACGCGGGTGCAAGCACTACCAAAAGGTCGCTGAAGGGCTTCGCTGCGGACAGCGGCTCGCCAAGCGAAGACATAAACTGGCACAATGCCACACTCAGGCAACGTGGGCTGATGCTCTACATGTCGTCCCCGATTGCTACTTCGGCGATTAAAACTAATCGCACAAAGGCAGTGGGCGTAGGGTTGCAAATGAAAAGCACTGTTAAACGCGAGATTCTCGGATTGTCACAAGAAGCCTCTGAAGCTTGGCAAAAGAAAGTTGAGGCAGAATTTAAGCTGTGGTCGTCGAAAAAAGAAAACTGCGATGCCCTCGGTATAAATAACTTCAAGGGGTTGCAGCAACTCGCAATTATGTCATGGCTAATGAGCGGAGATGTGTTCGCGCTCGTTAAACGGTATGAGCCAACGCAAAACAAACCCTACACGCTACGCCTGCACCTAATTGAGGCGGATAGGGTGAGTACGCCGACCTCGTACAGAAGTGGCTCAGTCCTATCCCTGACCGAAGGCGTTAACCCTGACAATAACAACAAAGTGTATGACGGCGTGGAAGTCGACAAGAACGGCATGATTGTTGCATACCACGTATGCAGCGCATATCCAAGGCAGATACGGACGGACAAGCCGACGTGGACTCGCGTGGAAGCGTACGGGGAAAAAACAAGCCTGCCGAATATCATGCACGTCATGCATTCCGAACGATGCGAGCAGTACCGCGGCATCACTTACCTTGCCCCCGTGATAGAACCGCTACTACAACTCCGCCGATACACGGAATACGAACTTGCGGCGGCTCTCGTTCAAAGCATGTTCTCCGCATGGATAATAACCGAATCGGATAAGACAGAGATACCGATTAACGAAGTCGGCGCGGGCGAAGTCGCAGATATCCCGACGGAAAACCCAACAGGGCGCAGAGAAGGTATATCGCCCGACCCGAGCGAATATGAGATGGGCGCGGGAACGATTGCCCATCTCAATTTAGGGGAAGACATAAAGTTTGGCAACCCGAACGTCCCGACGTCCGGATTTGACCAGTTCGTGCGGACGATGTGCCGCCTTACCGGTGCAGCGTTAGACTTACCACACGACGTGCTTGTTAAAGAATACAATCGCTCATACTCTGCATCGCGCGCCGCGCTGCTTGATGCGTGGGAGGGTTTTAAGATGATACGCGAGTGGTTCGTGGACGACTTCTGTCAACCGACGTACGAAACGTGGCTTGCGGAGGCGGTGGCATTAGGGCGCATCAAAGCGCCCGGCTTCTTTTCAGACCCACTCTTGCGCGATGCGTGGAGCGAGGCTCGCTGGATTGGTCCCGTGCAAGGCACGCTTGACCCAACTAAAGAGGTCAAAGCAGCTATCATGAACGTCGACAGAGCGTTTAAGACTCACGAACAAGCGACATTTGAGCTTGGTGGCGGCGACTGGAACGACAACGTCGAGCAGCTCACTCTCGAAAATGAGAAACTCAAGGCGGCGGGCGGGGCGAATTACATGGCAACGCTCGAAAACGACAACGAATCGCAAGAAAATGTACAGGAGGATGGATGAAAATGCCAAAAATCAAACTATTAGACGGTGTGAAAAAGATACCGGTCGACATCAAACGAGACTTTTACTCAATGGCAACGCTTGACGGTGATGCCGCTGAAGTTGTTATGTACGGTGACGTAGTGGAGGAAAGACCTGTCGATTGGTGGACAGGAGAAGAAATTGAAGGCAATTTCATTATTCTTTCTGAATTTATGGCAGACCTTGACCTGCTCGTTAAGGCAAAAGAAATCACACTTCGGATAAATAGTGCAGGTGGAAGCGTATATGCTGCGCTGCCAATTTATAACAGGCTCTGCGAATTGAAAGCTGAAATCACGGCAATCGTTGACGGCGTGGCGATGTCTGCGGCATCGTTTATCATGTGCGCAGCGGACAAAGTTAAAGTGAATAAGTCGAGCATTGTGATGATTCACAAGGCGGCAACTATCCTCTGGGGGTGGTATAGCGCTGACGAAGCGCGAGATATAGCGAGAACGCTTGACGTAGTCGACAAGGCAATCGCGACAGCGTATATAAAGAAAACCGGCGCATCTGAAGATGAAATCCTGTCAATGATGACGGACACCACGTATATGACTGGCGAGGAAGCCGTTGACAAAGGTTTTGCTGATGATTTTGTGAAAAGCAACGACACCCTCGACATCGCTGCCAGCGCAGACGGACAGACACTATATGTCAGCGGGCGAGCGTTGCGCTTGCCGTTTCCCATCTCTGAATTGCCGCAGGACATCCAAAGGGTCAACCCCGAAGCAGGGAGCAATGTTTCGGCTAAGACGAATATAAACCAGCCGGGTAATTCCGGCAATAAAGAAGGAGGTACACAGATGTTACCCAAAGCCCCGGAAGAGTTAAAGGCACAAAACCTTGAACTCTACGAAACACTCTTAGCCGAAGCTCGTGCCGCCGTGTCGGAAGAGCTTGGCAACGCCGTAGCGAGCGAGCGCAAGCGCATACAGGCAATCGACGAGATTGCGAACCTTTTTGACGATGAGACTGTAAATGCCGCAAAGTACGGAGATACCCCACGCACAGCACAGGAAATGACCCATGCGGCCGCAGTTGCCGCCGCACAGAAAGGCAATACATTCTTAAAGTCTATGAAAGCCGACACCGAAGCGTCGGGCGCTCAAGAGGTCTCCGCATCGGAGTCCAGCGAAATCGAATCCATGGAAGCAAAGACAAATACAGAAGCACAGGCGATGGCATCCGCCCGTGCGGTGGTAAAAAAACTGCTCGGAAAAGAACAGGAGGAAAAGTGATGAATCTGAACAGAAAAGTCGGGTCAATGAACTATGACGGCTTAATCACAGGACTTGTGGAGGAAGTCCGGAGCGACGGACGCACTATTGCAAAGGGCAGCACGGAAGTGACGTACAAGCGCGGCACGGTCTTTGCGCGGTCAGTGACCGACGGGAAACTTTACATCCTCGGCAGTGCCCCCGCATCGGGGGACACGCTGACACCGGACTGCATACTGCCCGACGACACCGAGGTCGGCACCGGCGCGGACGTGAACGTCGCGGCGTACACGGGCGGTCGCTTTGACCCCGGCAAGGTAATCGTAAAAGACGGACACACTATGACAAATGCGGAGCGGGATGCGTTGCGTATACGCAACATCGAGTTCACAGCCGCTTTTGAAGCTAATTAGGAGGTAAACAATAATGGAATTAGACATTCTTTCGACGCATGTCTTAATGGCGATTGTGGAGGAAATTGTCCCGCAAACGTCATTTTTTAAGGACAGGTATTTTCCAACAGGCGACGGCGACATCTTCACAGCGGACAAAGTCCTCGTGGAATACCAATCAGGTGACAATAAACTCGCAGCATTTGTCGCCCCGCGCACAGGGGACATTCCCGTCGCCCGCAGGGGTTATGAGATTCGCGAATTCGAGCCGCCGTACATCGCACCATCGCGCCTACTCACGGTTGACGACCTAAACAAGCGCGGCTTTGGCGAGGCACTGTTCGGCAATACCACGAGGGCTGAGCGAGCCACGCGTATTGTGATGCAAGACCTTAAAGATCTCGACCTGCGCATTACGCGCCGTGAGGAGTGGATGGCGGTACAGACGATGATTAACAATGCTTGCGACATGCAAGAATACGTGGATGCGAAAACCACCGGAGAAATCAAGAGAGTGCAGTTTTACGACACCACAAGCAAGCACGTATACACCGTGGCGAACAGGTGGGACACGGCAAACGGAAAGTTCTTTGATGATGTTCACGCAATGTCTCAAATGCTCGCAGAGCGAGGGTTACCCGCTGCGGATTTGGTGCTCGGAGCGAAAGCGGGAGCTGCAATTCGGAACATCGCCGAAGTAAGAGAGCTGCTCGACATTAAGCGCATGGAGTACGGCGCGCTAAACCCGAATTTGACGACATATCCGGGAGTTGCCATCCTCGGCGCACTTAATTTTGATGGATTTATCCTGACAATATGGGTGGTAACGCATTCGTATACAAACAACGAAGGTGTAAGAACCCCCTACTTCCCCGCAACAAGCGCGATGGTTACGGCTCCTGCTTGCGGGCATCTCATGTATGGTCAAGTCACCCAGATTGACCACGGCAGTACCGAATTCACAACTTACGCAGGGGCGCGCGTGCCAAAGCTTACCATTGACACTAACAACGATGTGCGCAAGCTCCGCGTCGCATCGAGACCGCTTGCCGCGCCAGTCAATGATAGCCCATACATCTATGCTGCGAACGTCGTGTCGTAGGAGCTCAAGGAAAGGAGCGATAATATGTATATCAGAATCATACAAGGCACATATGGTCACGTTGTGCAGGGCTCTAAAATCGTGGAGCCAAAAGACGTGCAAAGCGGCCCGTTTGAACTGTCTGACGATGAAGCCCAACGACTTATTGATTTAGGTGTCGCCTCGGAAACAGAAAAGTCTGAGCGGGAAGGAAAGGCGGGAAGAGTGTTGGATAAAGTGGGTGAAGAAAAGGGAAGGGCGGGAACCGCGTTCACTCTGTCGGCACTCGAGCGAGTACCTAAAGCCGTGCAGGAAAAACTCGCAGAAATGCGCAAGGTGGATTTGTCGGGGGCGACAAATGCTAAAGGGCGGGCAAAATTGCTATGGGACGACATACAAGCCACAAAAACAGGGCATATGCCGCAATCAATTGAAGAGGTGTTAGCCTTAGCGGATGACGACAGCGGCGATGATACGACCAACGATACAACCAACGATGGCGAAGCACCACCCGCCCTGACCGTCGGAGAGCCGGTGACAGCATGAGCTTCAGGGAATTGGTGACCGCAGACAATCTTAACGTGTTTCTAAACAAAGGAGAGTTTGCGGAAGCGCGGACTGTTATCTACGACGATGAGCGGTACGAAGATATACCAATCATTACAACAGGGATAAAACAGCGCGACCGTAAAGCCGTTCCGAGCGACAACGCAAAAGGCTTGTATACAGTGACGACGGTAATGCACTGCGATATTACGCTCTTGGACGGCAAACAACCTGAAAAAGACCAGCGCATCAAAATCAATGACAGAGAAGGCGGCGGCGGATTTTTTTCAGAGTACGTCATCGCAGCTTCTAACTGCGAAATGGGTATGCTTAGGATTGAATTGGAGGCGATTGACGAATGATAGAAGTCGCAGAAGTAGGCACGGTGAAACTTGACCGAATCGCAGCAGTCCTCGCAGGAATTCCGGGCGGCATGAGAGAAGCGATAGATAATGCGCTTAAACGTGCCGCAGCTCGCTCAAAAACGGAAGCCGGTCGATACGTTGCGAATGAATATACCATGTCGCAAGGCAACGTCAGGAAGAATGTCCAAGTGCGTACCGACGCAACGGGTGGCGGCGGCTCCGTATCGCTGAACATCGTCTTTCGCGGCACCGCAATAAAGCTCATTGAGTTTAAAACGAGGGCATCAAAAACGGGCGGCGTTTATGCGCAGGTAAAAAAAGGCGGCGGCGGCACGCTGGGCAGTGCGTTCGAAGCAAGCATGAAGAGCGGACACAAAAATATCTTTGCACGCGTGGGTACAAAGCGGCTTCCAATTGAAGGCAAATACGGCCCCAGCGTTCCCTCGATGATTGCAAATGAAACCATCGTTGAAAGCATGACGGAAACTGTGCGCGAAGAGTTCGACCGGCGTATAGAGCATGAAGTTTACCGACTGCTCAACGGGTTCGGAGGGTAGCCATGACAAAAGTATTTTTGCTTGACGCGTTGACACCGTTTACCGAAGAAGCTGTCAAGGATATCATCATGCCGGTGCGGATGCAGAAGGAAGACAAAGAGCCGCCGCAACCGAGACCGGCAAAAATTTACCAAATGAGGCTCACTAAGAGCAAATCATACGACAAGGCCGCGCCATACATAATCCATCAAGTGCTTACCGGCAGGGACGGTCGTGACGAAGACGGTCGCATCGCTGCGCAGGCGGTGATTCGGACAATATTCTGCGTTTACAGCGAAAACGAGCAAGAAGGCGCACTAATGCTACTCAACCTAATGGAACGAGTGCGCATCGAACTGCTCAAAACGGTCGCGCTGGCGGACCAATACCAACTTGACCTTAATGATGGATTAGAAACAATTATATATCCGGACGACACCGCACCATATTACAGCGGTGAAATGGCATCGACATGGAATATGCCGTCAATCAAAAGAGAGGTAGGGAAATATGTCAGCTAACAAAATAAAAAACACAGCTTCTGTGCCCAAACCGGACGCAGAAAAAACAGTAGATTCTGCCGAAATAATACCCCAAAAGAG